GGTCACATTGGAAGAGGCTTTTAGAAAATAAACTAATCCGCAAAGAAATTGAAGAATGGCGTGAGGAATTAGAAGTCAAATTACGTTGCTCAGGAGTGCAGAATGCCATCACTTCAGCTAAATCTGGTAGCTTTCAAGCTGCTAAATGGCTTGCAGATAGGGGTTGGGATACGAGGGGTGCAGGTCGCCCCTCTAAAGCTGAAGTAGAACGAGAGAAACAGTTCCAAGTAACTGTAGATAAAGAATACAGTGCAGATATTATTAGGTTACAAGGTGTAAAATGAATGAGAAATCAATATCTCGATTAAAAGGGGTTAATCCCATCTTAATTAGTGCTGTACAACGTGCAGCCGAGCTTTCTGACGTTGTATTTGAAATCACTGAGGGATTACGTACAGTAGAGAGGCAGAAAGAGCTTTACGACGCTGGAAAGAGCCATACAATGAATTCTTATCATCTAGTTGGTAATGCTGTTGATGTTGTCGCGTATCTTGATGGTAAGGTATCTTGGGATTTGAAACTCTACTCTAAAATTAATGAAGCTTTCCAAGAAGCTGCTAAAGATATGGGTATTAAGATCACTTGGGGTGGGACGTTTAAGAAATTAGTAGATGGCCCACATTTTCAATTGGAGAAATAATGTTACTTGAAACTATTATCGCCTCTCTAGTACCTGTTGGTATTGAGGGGATTAAACATATTATCACTAAATTTACAGGTGGAGTTCAGCCTCAAACTGTAGAAGATAAGATCAAACTACAAGACTCTGAAAATAACACTCTTGAAGTACTGGCTAAACTAGATAATCCTTATGGAACACCTAGTCAATGGGTGGTAGATTTACGTGCATCTAGTCGTTATCTAGCTGCTTTATCTGTTATTATTGCGGGTATTGCAACTTTATATGTATCTACGGATGCTGCTATAATTACTATCGCAATGGAAGCTGTTAGTGTTGTGTTTGGTTTCTTATTTGGACAACGTATTGTTACTAACTTAGGTAAGAAGTAATGGACGATTGGATTACACAAGCTAGAAAAAAGATAGATAAGATGCCCGAAGATGCAAAGCAGATTCGTGAGACTGCTAAAGAGGATTTATTTTTCTTTGCAAAGCTTGTGAATCCGGGCTACATGTATGGAAGTATTCATAAGTCTATTTTCAAATGGATGCAAGAGTATAATCTATTTGGCACAGAGGAATCATTTACTAGCAACAAGCTAATTATGCTTCCTCGTGCTCACTTGAAAAGTCATATGGTTGCTACATGGTGTGCATGGGTTATCACTCGTCATCCTGAAGTAACCATGTTATATGTATCAGCTACCGCAGAACTCGCAGAAACACAACTCTACGCCATTCAAAACATATTAGGTTCATCTGTGTATCAACGATACTTTCCTGAGTACATACACCCACAGGAAGGGCTTCGTGAGCGTTGGAGTGTTAAGAAGCTTAGTATCGACCATGAGCAACGTAAATTAGAAGGTATTCGGGATGCTACAATTGCTACCGCAGGTCTTACTACTAATACTACTGGCTGGCATGCTGATATCATTGTCGCGGATGACTTGGTAGTTCCAGAGAATGCGTATACAGAAGATGGTCGTGAAGGGGTAAGTAAAAAAGCTTCTCAATTTACTTCTATTCGTAATGCAGGTGGTTTCACTCTTGCTTGTGGCACTCGTTACCATCCAAAAGATGTCTATGCAACTTGGAAAGAACAAGAGTATGATATTTACAATGATGAAGAAGAGGTTGTAAAGAAACAACCAGTTTGGGAGATTGTAGAGTATGCTGTAGAAACTGATGGTGTATTCATCTGGCCTCGTATGGTTCGTAGTGATAATAAAGCATTTGGATTTAATGCTCAGACACTAGCTCGAATTAGGGCAGAATATACAGATACAGTACAGTTCCATGCACAGTATTATAATAATCCAAATGATACAGGATCAGCACGAATCAATAGTAATAAGTTCCAATATTATGATAAGAAGTTTCTAAAGCCTAGAGATGGTTACTGGTGCTTTAAGAATAAGCGTCTTAACGTATATGCCTCTATTGACTTTGCATTCTCACTATCTAAGAAGGCTGACTTCTCAGCTATTGTGGTTATTGGTGTAGATGAAGATGGATATATTTACATTCTTGATATTGACCGATTTAAAACTGATAAGATTGGTGTTTATTTTGAGCATATCAAGCTTCTCCATTCTAAATGGGGATTCCGTAAGTTACGTGCCGAAGTATCAGTTGCTCAATCAATTATTGTGGGTGACTTGAGGGATAGTATGAGAGAGGAAGGATTATCTCTTTCTATTGATGCTCATAGACCTACTAGGCATGAAGGATCGAAAGAAGAACGTATTGCAGCAGCACTTGAATATCGTTATGATAATCAAACAATTTGGCATTTTGAAGGGGGCTATATAGATATTCTAGAAGAAGAACTTGTTCTCTCTAGACCTCCACATGATGACGTTAAGGACGCGTTAGCTTCTGCTGTAGAAATAGCAATTAAGCCTAAACGATCCAGACGTGATAATGAATTCGGTTTTAACAATATAATCTCTATTAATAATAGATTTGGAGGGGTTGCCTTTAAATGACACGCAAAGCTCTTGAAGTAAAAGATAAGATGAATCGGGATGAACTAGCTAAGTTTATCTCACAAACATGGTTTAACTATGATTCACAACGACATGCTAAGAAAGAAGAATGGAAAGAATTACGAAATTATATCTTTGCTACAGATACCTCAACCACATCTAATGCAAAGCTTCCTTGGAAGAATTCAACCACCCTCCCTAAATTATGTCAAATTCGAGACAATCTACACTCTAATTATATCTCTGCATTGTTTCCTAACGATGATTGGCTGAAATGGGAAGGTTATGCCCATGCTGATTCAATTAAGAAGAAGGCTAATGCCATTGAAGCATATATGTCTAATAAGACTCGTGAAAGTCATTTTAGGACAGAGATTAGTAAATTAGTATATGATTATATAGATTACGGTAATTCCTTTATTACCTATAATTTTGAAACATCCTATCGTAAGGATGTGGATGGGAACAAAATTATTGATTATATTGGCCCTCGTGCCTATCGTATTTCTCCAATGGATATTGTGTTTAATCCTGTAGCAAATACATTTAAAGATTCATTTAAGATTGTTCGTTCTATTAAGACAATCGGTGAATTAAAGCAGATGGCTGAATCTGAACCTGATAATGATTATCTGAAGAAGGCTTTGGAGAATCGTGATAAGTTCAGTAAGAACCTAAGTGGGTATGGTGTTAATGATTTTGATAAGTCAGAAGGATTCCAAGTAGATGGTTTTGGTAATTATTTTGAATATCTTCAAAGTGGTTATGTAGAAATTCTTGAATTCTATGGTGATCTTCATTCACAAGGTGATGGTACATATGAATCAGGACAAGTTGTTACAGTTATTGATCGTGCTTGGGTAGTCCGTAAAGAACCCTTCCCCTCGTGGCTAGGAGGCGCTCCAATTCATCACGTAGGTTGGCGTATGCGTCCTGATAACTTGTGGGCTATGGGGCCGCTGGATAACCTTGTAGGACTACAATATCGTATTGACCACCTAGAGAATCTTAAAGCTGATGCAATGGATTTAGGTGTTCTTCCCCCTTTAGTTATTAAGGGTGAAGTTGAAGAGTTCAAATATGGGCCGGGTGAAGAGATTCACATTGATGAAAATGGTGATGTAACTGAACTCGCTAAGAATGTACAGTGGGTTATCTCTGCTAATAATGAGATTCAGAATATTCTTAATCTAATGGAACAACTAGCTGGTGCTCCTCGTGAAGCTATGGGTATTCGTACTCCCGGTGAGAAGACGATGTATGAAGTTCAGCAATTACAGAATGCTGCTGGTCGTATCTTCCAAGAGAAAGCTAACAATTTTGAAATTGAATTGCTAGAACCTGCTTTGAATGGTATGTTAGAGGCATCTAAACGTAATCTAGATCAAGAAGATATTGTTCGTATTATGAATGATGATCTAGGTGTTCAAGACTTCTTAACAATCACTAAAGATGATATTTGTGCATCTGGTAAATTACGTCCAATTGGTGCGAGACACTTTGCTGCTCAATCCCAATTGTTACAGAATATTACTGGACTATTTAGTTCTCCAGTTGGTCAGATGATTGCACCACATACAAGTTCTAAACAGCTTTCTAAACTTGTTGAGGATGTTATGGGATTACAACGCTATTCGGTATTCTCCCCTAATATTGCTGTATTTGAACAACAAGAAACTCAACGTACTCTATCCCAAGCACAAGAAGATTTAGAAGTGGAACAGAGTGTTGCACCTGATGGACAGATTATTCAATGAAAACAGTTTGGACTAAAGGCCTAGATGAAGAGCACTCCTCAGAAATGAGGACTGCTTTTCTTCAAGGAACGCTTGTAAGAGAGCGTATTATTGAAATTATTAATGAAAAAATAAATACTTCACGCAAAGAAAGAATAACTAAAGATGCATATGAAACCCCTAATTGGGGATTTAAACAAGCTGATGCATGTGGTTATGAACGAGCTATGCAGGAATTAATTAGTATATTTACTGTGTAATGCAGGAAAAACACTAAATTTCTAGTAATATAGTATATTAGAAATAATTAAGTTTATTTTATTGTTGTTTAAATATATAATTATATAGATTAAGGAATAGACATACCAATGTCAAATGAAACAATTTTTAGTCAATCTCAGACCACTGAGAATAGTAACAACGATGCAGCAGCTAATGCATCAAACGTTCAAGTAAATGATCCTTATGCAAACCTGCTTGGTTCCATTAAAAATGAACGTGGAGAGCCTAAGTACAAAGATGTTCAAACAGCTTTAGATGCGTTAAAACATTCACAAGAGTTCATTCCTCAAGTTAAAACTGAAAATGAAAAATTGAAACAGGAAATGGAAACTCTGAGAGCACAATTAACGCAGATTGAAGAATTAAAGAACACGGTACAGCAGCTCACTTCTGAAAGAAATATCACGCAGCCAACCTCTGCACCTGCTATTTCACCGGAAGCGATAGCTAGTCTTATCGACCAAGCTCTAACTCAGAAAGAGTCATTGGCTATTCAAAAAGCCAATACAACCTTAGTTGTAGATCAGATTGCACAAGCTTTCGGTAAAGAAGCAGAAACAGTCTTCTATACTAAAGCTAAAGAGCTTGGAATTAGTCCGACTGATATTAACGCATTAGCAGCCAAAGCCCCTGAAGCTGTATTACAATTATTTGGTTTAAAACAAAAACAAAACCAATCAGCTAATACTGGTGCTAATACACAATCTAGTATCAATACGACAGGTTATCAACCACAGAATAATTCGTTCATTGGTCGTAATAACAAACCAGTTTCAATTGGAGCAACTACTCAAGACCTTCTCTCTGAACAAGAGAATGCTCGTAATCTCGTTAATGAACTCCATGAACAAGGTTTAACCACTTACGATCTAACTGATCCGAAGAAATATTTTAAACACTTTGCATAAGGATTTTTAAATGGCTCAAAATCGTGCTAATAGCACCGCTTTTATTGAAAGCGAACAATATTCGGCATTCATCTTGCGTAATCTGCATGATGGTCTATTGCCGGGTAATTTTTTCCGCAATGTATCAGACTTCGGTTCTGGTAATACGTTGCATATTAAGACAATTGGTACTGTTACTATTCAAGATGGTGCTGAAGATGTACCGTTCGATTACAGTCCTATCGAATCGGGTGAAGTTACTCTGACTATTACCGACTATGTTGGTGATGCTTGGTACGTGACTGATGAACTCCGTGAAGATGGTGCTCAAGTTGAAGCTCTGATGGCAGGTCGTTCGCAAGAATCTACACGTGCTATCCAAGAAGTCTTTGAAACCCGTTTCTTAGCTAAATGTAATAGTCTTCAAACTAATGCTAATGCTAATTTGATTAATGGTTTTGCTCACCGTCTTGCTTCTGCTGAAGGCTCTAACCGTATGCAATTGGCTGATCTGATTAAGATGAAGCTTGCATTTGATAAGGCTAACATCCCGATGGCTGGTCGTGTTGCTCTTGTTGATCCTGTAACTGCTGCTACTTTAGATGGTCTTACCTCCATCGGTCGTGATGTTACTCCGTTCGGTGAGAAGATTCTTCAGAATGGCTTTGATCGTGACCATACGTTCTTGATGAACTTGTATGGCTGGAATATTATCACCTCGAATCGTTTGGCTAAGGGCACTTTCAGTGATGGCACTACGTCGGTCACTAATGGTGTAGCTAACGTCTTCATGAGCGTTGCTGATGACAACACTAAGCCTATTATGGCTGCATGGCGTCGTATGCCTCGTGTAGAGGGTGAGCGTAATAAAGATAAACGTCGTGATGAATTTGTTACCTCTGCTCGTTGGGGCTTGGGTGGTCAGCGTGTTGATACTCTTGGTATCTACATCACTTCTGCTGTTAACGTTTAATAGGGGAAACATATGGGTTTTGAAAATACTGCTGGTTTGAGTGTAAATAACCAATACGGTGCTCGTAATACTGGTGGTTCTGTGGGGGTTGAGACTAGTTCTCAATCCACGCAGTTCTTACGAATTGATCTTACTGGTCAAAGTATTGCTGATGCAATCGCAGGTTATATTCCTCCGTTTGTAATGCCGAAAGGTGCTAATGTTAATTCATATCGCTTGCGAGTGGATGAAGCATTTATTGTAACCGGTACTACTCCTGCATTGACTATCGGTCTTGCCGGTTCAGTTGGTACTAATTATGTGAGTATGTCTGAAGCTGAATTGGAAGCTGTTGGTACTAAGGAATTGGCTTCGGCTGGTGCTGGTACTATGGCTCTAACTTCTGCTACTGGTGTAGCTGCTGCTGCGAAGCTGGCTTTTGCATTGACCGGCACTACTCCAGTAATTGATAAGACTGTTGGTAAAGCATCTCTTATCATCGAATATACTTTCGTTACTAAAGTTTAATTCCTAAAGGGGAGGGGCAATCGCCTCTCCCTTTTTTTATTTAAGGCAAGATAATGACGATAGAACATAAAGATATTCCTGACACTGATCGGCATGAACCTAAAGGTGTCTCTATTGCTGTAGCAAATTCAGTATATGTTGCTAATGGTGCAGCAGCAGGTATATGGAAAAAGATTGGATCACCTCAATTACAAGGTATTTCAGGAGATAGTGGTGAAGCAGGTAAATCTATAGTATCTGATGGTGCTGATGGATTTACATTTAAGAAAGAAGCAATTTATGGAACAATGGCAATAACTAACAATGCTGTTACTTATTCTATGACCGCAGTAGCAGATACCACTTTCAATACAGCTTCGCAATTTACATTACTTACTGGTTCGAGTTTCCCTTGGGCATCTGAGAATCTACAAGATATTACATTCAGTACAAACAGATTAACAGTCAATACCGCAGGTATATACCAATTCACAACGTATCTAAACATTGGTGCATTCCCTTCTATTTCTTCTAAGATTGCATTGCGTTATCTGATTAATGGTGCAACATATAGTGCTCGTAAGCCCACTATCAAATCAAGTGGTACAGGTGCAGAGGGTCAGTTAGTTGGAACAGGACTTGTGTCCTTAGCTGCTAATGATTATTTACAGATTGTACTGGCTAGCGATGCCACAGGATCAATTCTAATTCGAGATGCAAACGTAACATTACATCGTGTAGGTTAAAATGGCTAAGAAAACATTACTAGAAATCGTACAGGATATTCTCAACGATTTAGATTCAGATGAAGTAAATAGTATTGACGATACGATTGAGGCACAACAAGTTGCACAAATAGTGCGTTCATGTTTTGAAGAACTAACTAGTAATCGTAACTGGCCTCATTTGAAGAAGCTTGTACAGATGGAGAGTGCTAATAGTCTTGCATATCCTAATTATCTGAAGATACCTGACACTGTTAAAGAACTTTTATCTTTACAGTATGATTGTGCTAC